AAAGCAAAAGGCGGGGGCTACAAGTAATGAAGGCTTCTCAAAAATCGCTTAAGAGCTGGACTAAGGAAAAATGGGGTACCAAGAGCGGTAAGCCCAGCGCTAAGACTGGTGAGAGGTACCTACCTAAGAAAGCAAGGGAAGCACTATCTCCCTCAGAATACGCAGCTACAACTGCTGCGAAAAGAAAAGGCACTGCTTCAGGAAAGCAGTTTGTAAAACAACCAAAGAAAATTGCAGAGAAGACTGCAAAATTTAGAGCATCAGAGGGTGGTATGGCTAGTAAAAAAAGATGTCCAAAATGTAAGGGTAAAGGCTGTTCACACTGTGGTGGAAAAGGTTATCACACTGGTATGTACAAAGGTGGTACAGCTAGAAAGAAACCCATGGGCTACAACCACGGGGGATCAGTCTCTAACTGTGGGGCCTCCATGAAAGCAACACAAGGTAAAAGGTAAAACCAATGTCTGTATCACTTCGTACATATCTGAATAATAAGATAAAATCTAAGGGTTCAACTATAGCTAAAGAAAAGGCTAAGGCTAGCAAATACAAAAGTATTTCAGCTGCTAAAAAAGCTGGTGCCCTTTACTATACCGATAAAAATGGTAAAGTAATGGCTGCAGTTTATGCAGAGGATCTAAAGAAAGCTCCAACAAAAACAGCAGCACCTAAGAAATCCCTGCGCCCCAGAGCTAGGCCTAATAATGCGGGATCTACTCCAGCCGCTACTGCTGAAGAAACAGCTGAAGTTAAAAAAAGAAATGCTGAAATTAAATTAGCAGAGAGAGCACGTAAGGATACTGGACCAAACGCTGCTCGTAAAAAGCGTATGGCTAATAAGAATGGCAGTGGGTACCTTAAAAATAAAAATCTTGATGCGAGTCTTACTTTTAAAAAGTTTCAGGGCATGACGAATGAAGAAAAGAAAGCTGCTGGGTTACCTCTTTCTATGGGTCAAACTGAAAGAAGTTTCAACCGATACATGGCTACCCGTAAAAAATAGGTGTCTCATAACCGTGATTAAACCCTTTGTCCCGGTAGGGTAATAGCGGGGTTGCAATATTAACTGTGGTGTGATATAACTATATATGTAAAACTATCCTAGCCCAAGTAGGGGTTCACTTAAATTAGGATAGAAAAATGATTAAAAATGTAAAAAAGTTTGCTTCTCGTGCATGGGGTCTTCATGTAGAACGTCAACAACGAAGAGCCGACTACTGGCTACTACAGAATATGTCCACAAAAGATTTGCGTGACATTGGTATTACTCCAGGTGAAATAAGGCAAAGGGTATATGGGCCGAAATCTAACTGAAAAACAACAAGCATTTTTAAATGCATTGTTTGAGGAAGCTGAAGGCAACCCTGTTAAAGCTATTAAGCTTGCAGGGTATGCCGAAGGCACGTCCTCTACTATTCTTATGTCTGCTTTAAAAGATGAAGTGGCAGAAAGAACTAAAGACTTTATCGCAACTCGTGGCCCAGCAGCAGCCTGGGCTATGATGCAAGTAATGAGATCCCCCACCGATTTGGGCAACAAAGAGAAGATGGCAGCGGCAAAAGACTTTATGGATCGTGCAGGTTTTGTTAAGACTGACAAGATTGAAGTGAAAGCAGATAGTCCTTTGTTTATTTTGCCTCCGAAAGAAAATGAAAACTAAAACTTGGAAACTACCTAAACCTGAAAAAGTAGATGGTGAATGGGAGTGGGTACCGTTAGTCAGAGTAGGAAGACTACTTCCTTTTGGGTATAGACAAGACCCTAATGATACTGATATACTACTACCAATCCCAGAAGAGCTAGAGCTTTTTGAACAAGCTAAGAGACACTTAAATCAATACAGCTATCGTGAAGTATCTGCTTGGTTAAGTGAAGCATCTGGTAGATATATATCTCATGTAGGTTTGTTTAAGAGGGTTAAGATTGAGCAAAAACGTAAGGCAGCAGCTTCAATCCAACGCTTCTATGCCGAAAGGTACAAAGAGGCAGCAGAAAAAGCGGAAAAGCTCGAAAGCAACAGACTCGGTAAAAGACGTCAAGTCGGAGAAGGTTCCAGCTAGAGTTATACCTGAACCTATTGATATAGCTTCGGCTCAAAGGGAGATCTTGTTTGAGCCTAATCCAGGCCCACAAACTGAGTTTCTAGCCTCTACTGAGCAGGAAGTTTTGTATGGTGGCTCAGCTGGGGGCGGCAAGTCTTACGCTATGATTGCTGACCCAGTACGCTATTTGAATAACCCCAATGCTCAAATGCTTCTTGTTCGTCGTAGTACGGAGGAACTTAGAGAACTTATATCCGTAAGTAAACAACTGTACCCCAGAGCAATACCAGGTATTAAGTTTATGGAAAGAGATAAGACTTGGGTAGCTCCCAGTGGAGCAACACTCTGGATGTCCTACCTTGATCGTGACGATGACGTTATGCGGTATCAGGGGCAAGCCTTTAACTGGATTGGATTTGACGAACTTACTCAGTGGACTACCCCGTACCCATGGAATTATATGAGGTCACGTCTACGTACTACTAAAGCTAGCGGGTTACCTCTTTACATGAGGGCTACTACTAACCCTGGAGGTCCAGGACATCAGTGGGTTAAGAAAACCTTTATTGATCCCGGTACGCCAAGAAAAGCTTTTTGGGCTACTGATCCTGAAACTGGTGAAACTATAGCTTGGCCTAAGGGTCACACTAGGGAAGGCCAACCACTATTTAAAAGAAGATTTATTCCAGCTACATTGTTTGATAATCCTTACTTAGCTGATGACGGAATGTACGAAGCTAACCTTCTGTCACTACCTGAACACCAAAGAAGACAACTACTTGAAGGTGACTGGGATATTAATGAAGGTGCGGCATTCCCAGAGTTTAACCGCAAAATCCATGTAGTTGATCCATTTGATATACCACATAGCTGGCCTAAATTTAGAGCAGCTGACTACGGTTATGGATCTTACAGTGGGATAGTCTGGATAGCCGTTGCACCTGATGAGCAACTAATTGTTTATAGAGAAATGTACGTGCAAAAGGTTCTAGCTACTGACCTAGCCGACATGATACTGGATGTAGAGTCCGAAGAAAAAATACGCTACGGAGTTCTCGATAGTTCTCTCTGGCATAAACGAGGAGATACTGGACCCTCACTTGCAGAGCAAATGATTGTCAAGGGTTGCAGATGGAGACCTGCAGATAGATCTAAAGGTTCCCGTGTATCCGGTAAGAATGAAATACACAGAAGGTTGCAAGTAGATGAGTTTACTGAACAACCTAGGTTAGTTATTTTTAACAGCTGCAGAAATTTAATTTCTCAACTACCTTCTATACCATTGGATAAAAATAATCCAGAAGACGTAGATACTCACGCAGAAGATCACCTATACGATGCATTGCGTTATGGTGTAATGACAAGACCAAGAAGTAGTTTATTTGACTACAACCCAACATCAGGCTCTGGTTTTCAAGTAAGTGACCCGACCTTTGGCTATTAGGAAGTAACATGGAAGAAGACGAAATCTTTGAAAACGAAATGGCTATGGACTCAGCTGAATCTAGAGCTATCGAGGACATGGATGAAGGTGGTTACTCTGATCCGGTAGTTGGAACTATTGTTTCTTTAGTTACAGATCGGTACTCAAAAGCATCTACCTCCAGAGAAACTGAAGAAGAGCGTTGGGTAAAAGCTTATCGAAACTACCGTGGTTTGTATGGTTCTGATGTGCAGTTTACTTCTACGGAAAAGTCTCAAGTCTTTGTTAAAGTTACTAAAACAAAAGTACTTGCTGCTTACGGTCAAATTGTAGAAGTATTATTTGGTAATACAAAGTTTCCCATTTCTATTGACCCCACTACTTTACCAGAGGGTGTTGCAGAATCGGTAAACTTTGAGACTAACACTGACATGCAAAAAGCTAAGGCTGAGTTTTCTCCAGAAGAAATGAAATTACTTCCTGGTGAAACTTCTTCTGACCTGCGTGAAAGACTTGCGGGAATGGAGAAAAAACTTTCTCCTGTTATTACAGAGTTAAAAGAAGGCCCAGGTGGTACAGCCACAGAAGTTACCATACACCCAGCTATGATCTCAGCTAAGAAGATGGAAAAGAAAATCCATGACCAGCTAGAAGAATCTAACGCAAACAAACAGTTACGTGTAGCGGCATTTGAATGCGCCCTGTTCGGCACTGGGGTTATGAAGGGTCCATTTGCTGTAGATAAAGAGTACCCTAACTGGTCTGATGGAGGTGAATATGAACCACTTTATAAGACGGTCCCGCAAACATCTTCAGTCTCTGTTTGGAATTTTTATCCCGATCCAGACGCAGCTAATATGGATGAAGCTGAGTACGTGGTTGAACGCCACAAAATGTCTCGTACCCAGCTACGTAACCTTAAGAACCGTCCTTTCTTCCGTAAGAACTCGATTGATAACGCTGTTGCCATGGGAGAATCCTACGTCAAACAGTGGTGGGAACAGGTCATGGAGGATGATTCCCAAGAATCTAATGCAGAGCGTTTCGAGGTTCTGGAGTTCTGGGGTAACGTGGATACAGAAGTACTTGAAGGGCATGATGTAGACGTACCAGATGAACTCAAGGATATAGATCAAGTATCTGTAAACATCTGGGTTTGTAACGGTCAAGTCCTACGTCTTGTGATGAATCCATTTACACCTTCTATTATCCCTTACTACTCAGTACCCTACGAAGTAAACCCGTACTCTATGTTTGGTGTAGGCCTTGCGGAGAACATGGATGACACTCAAACATTGATGAACGGCTTTATGCGTATGGCTGTTGACAATGCTGCACTATCTGGTAATATGTTAATTGAAGTAGATGAAACTAACTTAGTGCCGGGGCAAGACTTAAGTGTCTATCCAGGCAAGGTCTTTCGTCGTCAGGGGGGTGCCCCTGGCCAAGCTATCTTCGGAACTAAATTCCCCAACGTGTCTAACGAGAACATGCAAATGTTCGACAAGGCTCGTGTGCTTGCTGACGAATCTACTGGCTTTCCTTCGTTTGCTCACGGTCAGACAGGGGTGTCTGGTGTAGGTAGGACAGCCTCTGGTATTTCCATGCTTATGTCTGCAGCTAATGGTAGTATTAGAAATGTAATTAAAAACGTAGATGATTATCTTCTAGGCCCATTGGCAAAAGCATTCTTTCACTTTAACATGCAGTTTGACTATGATCCAGAAATTAAGGGTGACCTTGACGTAAAAGCTCGTGGCACAGAAAGTCTGATGGCTAATGAAGTACGTAGTCAAAGACTTATGCAGTTCTTGCAAGTAGTACAGAATCCGGTACTAGCACCATTTGCTAAGATGGACTACATTATCCGTGAGATTGCTAAGTCTATGGACCTTGATCCAGACAAACTAGTAAACTCTATGGGTGATGCTGCGGTACAAGCAGAAATACTCAAGAAGTTCCAAGAGGCTAACCCTCCCCCAGCACCTCCACCTGGACAAGCCCCTCAGGGCGCAGGAGGGCCACCAGGAGTGACTGATACTGCCGGAGGCGGTGGAGGTAACATAGGTATCGGTACAGCCCCTCAGCCGGGAGA